CGCGCTCGGCCATTCATAGGCTTTGCCACATTACGAAGTGATTGAGTGCGACTAGGCGCATACTCGCTAGGATCAGTCCCTAAATCAGCCAAGGGAGTCAATGGAGTGTCACCCTTGATACGCTGGTAGATAGACTCAGAACTCTCAGCCTTCTTTCCACACATTACTTAGCCTCCTTCTTATAACCAGAACTAGTCAATGCCTTCTTAGCATCAACATTAACTCCGTTCGCAGGAGTCTCTTCCGGAACCTTATCACCAAATCTCGGCATGTCTAAATCCTTTTCATCGAGCCTTATGAACCAAAAACATTTTTACAGCTTCGGGCTTTTTTCACCAATCATGTGTGTGAGGGACCACTAGCTAGTAACTACTACCGGATTTTTACCCCCCACCCCTCTATCCTAGGTCAATGGAAACCTTAATATCCCCTGCGAGTTGCACTTGACTGCGATCTATCGGCTTGAAGCCTGCTCTGTCTAGCAAATCCTTGCTCGCCTCAAGCTGCACGTACTCAGACTTGGCACCCTTGGAGAGTCCTGCCAACTGGTGCACGGCTGCCGGTGCATATCTACTGAACTGTTCTGCTACCACAACCATCATGTATTGCTGCACATGGGGTAGCTTCATACTCTTCTGTGCTGTGACTCTTCCGCTGTCGCCTGCTGCGTATCCAGCTTCCTGTGCAGCCTTTGTGACATTGCCACCGTTTGCTACATACGCTTCAACCAATGCACTCTGTCGCTTGGTAAGCTTTCTTAATGCTACGTTACTCATCTATTCTCCTCTCGCTCCCCCTCACCCTTACCCTCTCCCCCATTCATAGCACCCTCTAATGCCCCTGTGTCAACGTACAATGGTACATCAAACCTTAGTATGGGCGAATTACCGCGCTATCGTGCAAGAGCATGGAGCCTAAAGTCTCCACCCTTCGGGCTTCTATCGTCCCCTCGTTCCTCGGCTATCGCAAGAAAGCGGAGAGGTTGCCATCATGGCCTTCACTTGCATCAACCTACCGCCATCATCGGTTCACCAAGCTATAAACCAGACACACACACACGACATCCAGACGTGGACCCACTTGCTCGAGTGATGATACTGGGAGAAAAGAGTTTCCGTAAAGCCCTCGTAATTCTTTCATTGCGTCTACTGCTTACGCTCTTTGCCCGTGACCGCAACAATTCCTTATCCTCCCCTTTGTGAAGGTGAGCATAACCAATTGTGTCAGCCTCTTTGTTATACTCGCAATGAAACAATGACGACCCTGCGGGCTACGGGGCGTGGACTGCAACCTTTTTCCCAGTTTCCGTCTTTCCGCTAAGACGGGTTCCTCTGGAGTCGCGTCTGCTGCTGTAGCGTGTTGTTACAGAGGTAACATTAGAAAGGAAAAGAAAATGACAAGTAAATATACAATGGACGTAGATAACTATCAGGACAACTTGATGGACATAGATCACGCGCTAGAAAGCGAAGCCGACATCTATCAGGCAATGCATGAGCTGATTCGAGTGGAAGAATCACTGAACAGTAACGACATCACATTCTAACAAACCAAGAGGTAACACACATGACTGAAGACTATAAACTATGGAAGTTAGTATTCTCCAAAGACGGCAAAGTCGTAAACGAGTGGAAAGGATACCACTCCCGTGCCGAGTGCGAACGTGCTTATAGAGATGCGGACCTAATCATACCATGGGACCGCGATGTTACATATGAGTACTACGATGCGTAGACATGAACAGTGACGAAATCTCATTCTAAACAATAGGTCGGGGACGCAAGAGCCTCGACCATAACACCAAGTGGAGAAGACAATGACCAACTCAGTAACAAGCATCAACGCAACGGAATACGCAGCGGCTAACGAGTTCGACGATACAAGCCGTCGGCTAAACGTAGAAGTAACGGCAGCTGATGCATACCAACGCCACTGCGATAAAGGGGTATCGCCTGAGGAGCTAGCCGAAGCGGTAGCAATCATAGCCGCATCGTTCTACGAATCAGGAACGAGTCACGAAGATCACAACGGGCTAGTCACCACGACTAACGACCTAGAGTTCCAACAGAAGTCAGCGCTTGGCAACCTCTGTAACAACAGCAACTGGATGATGGATGGCGCTGCCGATCGCATAACGAAACTCTTTACGCAGATGGACCAACTAGAGGCAACGTTTAGGGGCAGCGACAACGAGGTATACAGCCTTAACCGCGTAGCAACAGACATCGAGAGACTCAAGGGGGTACAGATACCAACGCTTCGGGAGTACGGCGCAATAATCAAGGCGGCGTACTTAGGCATACGCGGCGAGCAGTGGAAACCATACGTCAAGTCAGGCATATCGCCAAAGGCGCAAAGCAAGAACGCAATACTTGAGCGGGTTCGCAAGCTACGCGAGTCGTAACTCAAGAGGGGAGGGCGCAAGCTCTCCCTTTCTGACGTGTGCGGGTCACGCGTATCTTCAAAACGGGAGAGGCGTATCGTCCCCATCTACCCTTCCACAGGAAGGGGGGGCAAATGATAATAAGCTGAAGACTTTCAAACGCAAAGGTTCGATTCAAACTAAATCAAAAAGGAACTGAACAATGTCAACTCAAATAAGAAATGTACCGAACTGTGATGCAGCGAACAAGCTAACGCAGACCCGTTTCTACGGTGGCACGAATCGTCGGACTTGTTTGCAGATCACTCAACCTAATCCTTACAATGAAGTAATGATCGGGCAAAACACACACCTCTACATCCAGTTGACCAGACATCAAGCTAAGGAATTGAGTGTAGAGTTAATGCTATTTGCTGAAGGCCGTGAGGTAACTGCGCACCACGCAGAAAAAGAAGCGTTAAACACACAGAGAGAGGAAGAACAATGAGTTACAATGGATGGAGCAACCACGAAACATGGCTCGTAAACGTATGGCTTGGAGATTATCTCAACCAACGAGCAGATGATGGTGAACTTATTACACATGAGTACATCATGCTCTGCGTTGAAGACGCAATGGTTGAACACATTGACGGGTCACACGGGCTAGCATCTGATCTGATATCGTCAGTGATGAGCGGCATTAACTATAGAGAAATTGCGCAGCACTACATACTCGCTGCCGGATTGGGAGAAGAACGATGACATGCGTAGAAACAGGCTTACACAACGTAACTAAGATCACAATTGGACAGAGATTGTTCAATGACTTCTCGGTGTTTACCATCATAGCCTACTCAGAAGATGGTCAGGCACTCACCATTAGCCTTTACGATTCAGGTAATGATAACTTAGGCATCGATTACCTTGGTGTGGTCAACGACTTTAGGGGGACAGAGCGTGGATAACATGCAAGTACACAATATGTTCGCAACGCCTGACAGTATGGAGGCGTTGATGGACTACCTTAAATCCCTCAATGAGCCAACAACATTCATTGCAGCAATGATGATGTGGAATCTTATCGCATCAGGCAATCACATGGAGAAAAGTAATGACACGTAAAGACTTTGAGCGGATCGCACAGGTATTCCGTGTTAACAAGCCACCCCATATCGATACGGATTCAAACCTATGGGCCAGCCGCCAATGGATTTCTATGCTTAACGATATGTGCGTAGAGATGAAGGCAATCAACCCAAAATTCAACGAAGACACATTCAGAAAAGCGTGTGCCAAACAAATCAAGGAGGATAACAATGCAAGTTAACGCACCAAAGATGACACGTCAGCACTACGAATTTATCGCTGACATTATGGGGCCGCAGGTAGCGTGGCCCTCACACTTGCACTCAATTGCTGACGCACTGGTTGCAACCAACCCACTATTCAACAAGCAAAAGTTTTTAGATCGTGCCGTTGCAGCATGGGAAAAGAACCACGTTCCCAAGGAGTTAGACGATGACATTAACTAGTGATCCAAGGAGTGATGGAGTCCAAGCTGCATTCATCAAGGCTCACCTAAAGATGTGTGCTGTCGGCATGAATCCGCCGAGACCACTCACGAAAACCAAGTTGCTAATCAAGGCAACGAATCTAACGGGTCTAAATTACAAGCGCACTGAGATAACTCAAGCGATTGCAGACCTGCAAATTATCGTCGATCATTATACAGGAGAAGGACAATGACATCACCACCTCATAAAGACTTAGCATACAACACTTGCGCTGAGTGCGAAGGGCATGGTCAGGTATGGTACGAAGGCAATGGAGGTCAGACAGTATCGAATCCAGAGGGCAGACCCAATGAGTACTTAGATGTTTGCGAAAACTGTGACGGAACAGGCGAAGTACTAATGGATGAACTTGACTGGCTCGACTAATGATTGCATAAGTGCAGCATGATAGACAGTTACTGGTACTCAATATTAGAGAAGCATCAAGGCATTAGCCTCCCGCTTCACAAAGTGTTTGTTAAGGCAGGCATTCCAACGTCAACATACTATCGTACACTTAATGGTGATACAGAACTTAGGTATGAAACAGCATGTAAGGTCTATCGCATGTTGGAATTGCTTGAAGGATCATACGCCAAGCCATCTGATAAGCGAGTATTGTATGCCAAAGTTTCCAAACTATAAGTCGGACGTGTTCAGTACAGATCAGTACGAAGAGATGGTTCAAACCCTGATTGAACGACGGCATGAGTTAAGCATCAGCCAAGAACAGCTTGCATTTGACATAGGATGTAGTGTTTCATTGGTTAATAAATGGGAGACATACATACGTGTGCCTTCTGGATTCATGTTTACTTGTTGGTTGGATGCACTTGGCTGTCAGATCGAAATCCGCACGAAAGATACTGGATAAGGTTACATACAAGTGTGACGCTTGCGATCGGTACGATGAATACTTCGTACAAATCCTAGCCTCAATCAAACCTGCTACCTACCACACGATATGCATCGACTGCTTGGATGAGGAAACATGGCAAACAAAAATAAGCTTAAAGGAATCTACCACGAAAAAAGATTCTGTGAATGGCTCGACAAAATCGGTATCGAAAACTACCAAGTCCCCCTCTCCGGTGCGCTCGGAGGACAGTGGAGTGGCGACATCCACATCACACTGGGCGGACGAAAGCTGGTAGCCGAGGTTAAGTATCGGGACAAGTCTAACTTCCCTAGCCCCTTCACTGTCTTAGAAGGGCGTGACCTAGCGTTCTATAAGAGGAAGCACGGGAAGCCACAGTCACTGGTAATAATGCCAGCTGAATTATTTGAACACCTTCTGGGAGAAGCAAATGGAAAGTCAGAACCAACAGATTAGATCGCACCTCAACAGCGGTAAGTCGCTCACGCCACGTCAAGCACTGGATTTATTCGGATGCTTTCGATTAGCTGCGCGTATATGGGACATCAAAAAGCTAGGCTTTGAGGTAGAGAAGAACATGATCTTTGCTGGTAATCCGCCCAGCAATAAGATGATCGCTCAGTACAGAAAAAAACCCTTGGCTTAAATGAATAAACCAAGGGCAGTTCAAGCGGAGGAAGTAACTACATAGTTCGTGGGAGAAGCTAATGTATGCTGATATACTAATGCAAGACATCATTGATTGGCAAGTGCGCAACGCAAACGCAAAGTATATATTGTTAATCATTGCTAGGTACACAGACTTAGATGGATATTGTTATCCAAGTATACCAACAATCTCAGAGAAATCAGGGTTGAGTAGAAGCACAACGATCCGATCAATCAACTGGTGCGTTGACAATGGATACTTGATTCGCTGCTCAGGTCGGACTGGTATCGCTAGCTCGTATCAATTCACAAATCTAATGGAGGACAACATGACTGACGAGAGTGGAGGGAGTGTCACACAGACACCCCAAGTTATATCTAATGTAATAGATATTTCTTCTAATAGTAATACTACTTGGGGTGTCACACAGACACTCCCCTTCGATGCCTTCTGGTCTGTATACCCACGCAAGGTAGCCAAGGGTCACGCTCGTAAGGCATTCGCTAAGGCTTGCAAGCTTGCTGATCCGTCAGAGATTGTAGGTGCAGCAGGTAAGTTTGCCTATGCAATGCAGGATACTGAGAAGCAGTACGTCCCTCACCCTACCACATGGCTGAACGGTGAGCGTTGGGACGATGATCTTGACGACGTTGCACCCCAATCAAAATCAAACACAGACTTTCTCAATGACATCCTGTCCAACATGACAGTCAACAAGCTCGCCATAGAAGGGAAGTAGCACATGGAATACACTGAGCGTACCGGATTGATAGGATCATGGCTTCAAGGCTTGCTCCGTAGGTACAAACCACCATCTGATATGGACAACGATACCTTGGGTGAGGAACTCAAGCTGATTGTCGAAGATATCAACAGCAACATACCGTCTATGCTTACGCGGGTTGAGGTTCAGATCATCTTAAAAAAGATCGATGGTCACGTCCGCGCGTATCAAGCGTCGAGGTCGTGGCCGACAATCAAAACCTTTATCGAATCAACGAAGAAGAGTGTCGAAGATTACTCACGCAATACCGGAGACTCGAAGGTGACTACACACCCGCTAGGTCTAAGCGACGATCAGCTTACGGTTAAGCGTATCAAGATGGGGCATAGCATAGCGGCTTCATTGCTTGATGTTGACAGCCCAACACGACAACGACTGCTTGAAGAAACTGATCTAGTAGAATCAGACTTCAATAAATATCTTGATCCTGCTGCAATAACGCAGTAGATAAGTATATGAAATGGGAGAACAACTATGGAACGCAAAGGTTTTATCGGCGGTAGTGACTGCGTAAAGATTATGAATGGTAACTGGTATGACTTGTGGGCAGTGAAGACTGGCCGCGTAGAGTCAGACGATTTGAATCGCAATCTTGCGGTGCAGATGGGCATTCTAACAGAAGACTTTAACATCGAATGGTTTGAGATTGAGTACGACAAGTACGTCGATGACCAGCAGAAAACATTCAAGAAGACTCACAACGGTGTGCCTTACAAAGGTACGATTGACGGCATGGTTCGGGGAAGCAGCGCTATCCTTGAGGCAAAGCATACTTATGCACACAACAACATCAGCAACGTGGCTGAGTATTACAT